GATGTACACGCCGTTGGCCTTCTGGAGCATCTCGAGGATCGGGTGCTGCTCGGTGACCTCCTCGAAGTCCGGACCCATGTGCATCATTTTTGCCATGACCGTTCGGCTTGGCCGGACATCCCCTGCCATGTCCCCCAGGAGGTACGCGCGCCGCGACTTCTCGATCGGCCTTGTCCGCCACAGCGATTTGGTACGGTTGTCTGATCGGATGTAAAGGCGCAGAGGTGTTGCTGCTACAGCTGTTGCATTGATATGTGCAGCCGCGTAGACCCACGATCGGTAGTATCTGACCGCGTTTCTGTAGTTGAATGGCAGCGGGCTCGAGCCCTTATAGCCGAGCTGGTCCATCATCGTAATCGAGGATTGTCGGTACCTGTCAGAGTCGAAGACGCGCTTGATCCATTGGAGCATTTCAGAAGATCCTGTAGTCAAAGGCGGTTGTCATTGTGGAGCGAGCACGAACCGCGAGGGCGAGGGCGCAGACCCCATCGTCGTGGGAGCCGACTGGTGCGGAATATCGCACGCCGGTCCGTGTGTGCATGAACTCGAAGATGTCGAGTTCGGTCCGCAGCCATCCATCGGGGAATCGAATTTCGCGCTTGGAGATCGAGGCAGCGAGGCCTTCCATGAGCTGTTGCTTGCTTGAGGCACTGAACTTGAAACCGCCCACTCGGCTGCATAGTCGCTGCAGCTCTTCAGTAACAGGATCACCGAGACCAGTAGAATCAACCAGTGCATCATCGTCTCGGATGATCTCGGCGATCTTCTCAATCGTTGACTTCCAGTCCGTGCCGTTCCATCGTTCGCATACCGCTACTGTACCTTCATCGTCCAAACCGACCACGGCCGTGTAGTCAACCGACTTGGCAAGGTCGATACCATACACCACTGCGGGCTGCCCGGACAGCGGTCCGACGCAATCAGCTATTGCCTGGACACCGAACGGATTCCCCCCGTCATCGCTTGGCTCAGCCAGATAGAGCTCCTGGAACACGTGTTCGGGCAACATGCGTCGGGCCTGCTCGACTTCCCCCTTGTCCAGCACCCCCGCTTCGACAGCATCAAACGCGGTCAGCTTGTGATATGCCATATCTGGATCGCCCCCCTCAGCCATCCGGGCCAGCTTGTATGCCCAGTTCCTGCGCCCCTTTACGTTCCCAATCACTCGGATCGGACCCTTCGTGGCGGTCAGGGTCGAGCGCACTGCGATCCAGGAATCCTCCCGGCACCTCGATGCTTCATCAATCACGGCCGCGTACACGTCTTCCCCATAGAGGGAATCGGGGTTGTCTGCGCCCTTGAACCAGATTTTCGCACCGTTGTGCAGCTCGATCCATAGCTCGGAGTTGTGTTCGGTCCATATTCGGTGATGCGGGTCTGCCTGCTTGAGCATCGATTTCATCCGCTCGAAGCCGATTGCCTTCGCCTGTTGATATATGGGTGCCACCCACCAGTAGGCTTGCCCGGGCTTCCCATGGTTCCATGCCTGCATGAGCAGCCAGACGAGGCACCCGGCTGTTTTGCCCGACTTTGTGCTGGCCTCGATCACGACGATGCGCTTCGGGTCGCAGATGGCCGCGTGCTGCTTTGCGTAAGGTTTGGGCAGCTCGAGGGTCTGCATCAGTCCCTGGGGTTCCATTGGATCGGGCCCAGCTCTATGCGGTCGGTTGCCCTGCCCTCGTCAAGGCGCTCGATGCGATCCAGAGCCTGGGCAGCCTCGAGATTGTCGCGCTGCATCGCCCGTAGGATTTCGATAGCCCGCAGGCGCTCCCGGTCTCCCCTGCTTTCATCTGCCACCATCTTGAGGCATATTTTCGGAAGCACTGCTTTCCACTCATCCGGAATGTCCCAGTTATTCAACACAGCCTGCCGAATCATCGTTAGCGATGAGCGTGATGGAGCTTCCCCCTGACCCCCTGACCACTCTGGGAGGTTGGCCCTATTTTCCTTGTCGGTCATGTCTACCATATCGGATCGATCACCTATACGCCCGCAATCGGTACCCGAATGATCGGGTTGATGTCATAGGTTGCTTGTTTTTTCCGGTTCACCTTCGAGCCTCCACTGTCACGGGACACGATTTTCGCACCCCATTTTCTCTGCAGTGTCTCGAACTGCTCCTGCTCCCTGGAGATCGTCCTGTATGCAGCACAGCCCCCCTTGTTTGTGTGCTGCTTGCAGACGTAATGGGCGAAGTTTATTCGCAGGATTTTTCTGTGCTTGTTGAGCATCTGCAAGCTCAGATCGTAATCCTCCTTGAGTGGCAACCGCTCATCGTATCTGCAATCTGCCTTCAGGAAGCCCCCGAACGGGCCCAGGACCACGTTGTTCAGGCTGAACGGCGTGTACTCTCGGTAGGCTCCCTTGTCCTGGATGATGTTGATGCCCCAGAATCGGACACCGAACTGCTCTGCCAAGTCGAAGCCATGTTTGATGAAATCCATCGCCTCGTCGGTCGACATTTTTTTATGTCGGTTCGCATTCCACCTCCCCAGGAAGTGAATGTCATCATCAACGATGAGCACCCGCTCGGTCTGGGCATTGTCGAGAATCCAATTTCGGACGCGGCACACGCTCCCCTGGGCAGAGTCTGGGCAGACCCATACCGGCATCCCCTGTTCTTCATATGAAGCGGCCTGCGATTCGCAGACTACATATCGAACGCTGGGAAGGTATTGGTGCGTGAAGCATGTCCCTGGCCTTTTCCATGAAGGCGCGAAGATTTCGATCTTGTCATCCATCACCGGTCAGCATTTCCTCACTCAAGCCTTGCAGATACTCCGCGCCATCGATTACACGTCCAACCCCTTGGCTCCAAGGTTTGCCGTTTGCTCTGCGGCTCGCAACGGTCTGCAGGTCGAAGTGTGTCAGAGCCGCAAGCCAGTCGATCTCATTGCTGAAGACCAGCACCACGTAGTTGTTCGCCTCGTCGATGTATTCACTGAAAGCTACCTCTCCTGGCTCCTCCTCGGCTTGCTGCGGCATGAGGTCTTCAAGGTCCTCGGCCTGGAAACCTGTCAGGTCGATATCTTCCCCCAGCGATTCCAACTGTTTCGCCAGTTGGGTCTCGTTCCAAGCAGCCAGCTCAGCAGTTCGATTATCAGCGATTGCGAACGCGGCCTGCTTCTTACCCTCGAGGTCTGTCACGACCGTTTTGATCGTTTCCCATCCGAGCTGTTTCGCCGCTTGGAGCGTCCCGTTGCCTGCGACGACTTTGCCCTCTTGGTCGATGACGATGGGTTTTTGCTGTCCGAACGCTGCGAGGCTTTCCTTGATCGCTTGGAGGTTTTTTTCGTCGTGGCTCCGGCAGTTTTCTGGGTCCTGCATGAGCTCCTGGATCCGGTTTTCTCTGATTTGCATTGCTGATCCCTCTCTGTCTCGAGACGTCGGATTCTGAAAAGCAGCTCCCCCATACAGTCTAGCATCAGATCCAGGCCATAGTGAAGGTCCTGTGCTTCAGCTTGCTGCATCTTCTGATCCAGGAGAGCCGCCAGCACGATCTGCCTCGCTCCTCGGTGGATCTTGAGGATGGATTGCAACGACACGTCGCGTAGTGATCCCTCGTGCGGTCGTGCGGAGCTGTGCCTCCATGACGGTTTGCCTCGAGTGCGACCGCTCGTCATTCGTCATCGTCCTCGTCCTCGTCCAAGTCTTCCGGCAGCTGATGGTTATCGAAAAGCACATCCACCGCCACGTCGAGCAGCACCCCGGTGATCGACCACTTGTCGAGGTCGAACTCGATTTCCCAGTACCGGACCATCTTCTGCAGCTCTTCGGCGAATTTCTCATTCGGTGATATTGGCATCATGGCATCCTGATGAGGTGGGCGTCCCAGCACTTCCCCGTGAGACGCGACGGCTTGTCCCATACAGCATCGACCACCAGAATAGCGGTGTCCCACTGGCTTGTGTCTTTCCGCTTGGCCCATTCGGGCTGCAAAGGTCCAGCCGTACCCACATTTGCATACCAATAGGGCAGGGGAATCTTAGCCGTTCGTCTGGCTTGTGTCGGCGGAACGGGTCTATGCGTATGCCCCCGAACCGCGAGGCTGTGGGGGATCCAACCGGATAGAGCGATCATCTGTAGCCCCTCGAGTTCATCCGAAGACTGTCCAGCATCGAATCCATGCCAGAAGTGGACCTGCCCCACCCGCATGATCGCACGTGCCGATTTTTCATACGGTAGCCAGGACCATTTCCGGAACTCCTTACCGTGAACCGGGTGCCGAGTCCAGTCGGTCAATCCTCGCAGTGCTTTGGGCACTCGGCGTGGGTCTCTGGCAATCAGGTTATCATCATGGTTCCCGGTATTGATCCATCGGATGCAATCGGGTCCCACCACCTCCCTGATCGACGCAAGGAACCCGGCAGCCTGCTGGAATTCATCTTCCAGGTCGTGGTCGTACTCGTTTGCGTGAACCGATGCAGCTGCCGCCTCGAACACATCACCGAGGTGC